GCACTATGTTTAGTGGTGGAATAGAGGTGGGTGGGCTCTTTTATGTTTTTAGTAAAGTTTACTCACAGAATATCACGGTACTCTTGCGAATGACTAGGTCTACAAAAAAGAGCCCCCAAATTTCTTTCAATCCTGTTGCTTTCCCAATGGGTCAAGTGTTGTGCGTGGTTGGTGTGAAGAACATCACAGGCACTACTCAAGAGTTGGAGTACAAGCATGTGGTGCTAGCTAATAGCACTATCCAGGACATTATCTCAACTTTTGGTTCTGGAACGTTGACCCTGGCAAGTTTGTTCGCCAGAACTAAATCGTTATATCCTGAAGATCCCTTTATAGCGCTTAGTATCTCTGTGAGAATTTACGCAGTTGTGCGTAATCTTCTGTATTACCACCAATTTACCAACTTCATAGTGGATATAGATGAAAATTTCCGTGACAAGAGTGTAAAAACCAAGTTCATCACGTTTTATGAGTCGTTTGTGAATGAGTTTGCTCATCCTTCAGATGAATTCAACGCAGGAGCGGAAATAGACCCGTTTTACCTAATGAGTGGTCAAAAGGTAGGAAAGGGTGTCAGAAAAACTGTTGAGGTAACCGCTATTGTGTTAGTAATAGCAGCATTTGTTGGCCTTTGTCCTAATGTTCTGCCAGCATTTGCGCCCTTGGCTGTCATGGGCGGCAAACATTTAGTTGTTGCGTTCATGAAAAAGTTTCTGGTTACTGAGGCTGAGAGAAGGCTATTAGACTCAAAATTCCAGATCTTGGAAGATTCGACCCTGAGTGCGTTTAATTATCAACAGTTTTCAAATTCAAACCAAAGATTTGTGGGAAAAGGCCAGTCAACCCTGATGATGAGAAACGTCGCTATTCCAGCCTTTTATAGAAATGACCAGCCCGATTCAAGGCATATTTGCTATTGTGGTCAGGAAATAGTCCTCCATTGTCCCAGGTGTTATGCTGTAGTCTGTTCCGAACATCATAAATGTTGCCAGATTGGTTTCGTAACAGAAGTTAGTGCCGCTCATTCAGTGAAGTTACTCTTTGGTAAAAGACGTAACTTAGTTCCAGAAACTCCAGTGGAACACGTTTTGGTAGGAAGACCGAAAGTTATTAGGGATCAAAAATTCAACGTTAATGTTTTGATAGGGTCTTTCAAGGAAGTGCATGTCGTTAGACCATTCGAGGACTTCTTAAGTGTTACTCCAAAGTTTTTAACTCTATTAGAAGTGAAGGACTTGAAACCAGTTGGTTCTTGTGGCATGGTTGGGGAAATTTGTTACTTCCCTATGCAAATATACCTAATGAAGAGGTTTGAGCAGGGCTTCTGCTTAGATCATCTAACCGGAGCTTCTGGATCATATTTGTCAAGCTGTCCTCGAAGTTCATGTAAGGTTTGTAGTCCCGGCCTGTTTTCCGTGGAAACCCCGAGCATGGGCCTCCCAACAAACGTCGTTCCTGTGTCTTTAGCTTGTGGATCATGGGGTCCCGCTTGTGCATGTGACCATGTCGATTCCGAGTATGGCACTATAGTAAGGTTTAGTATCGACTCCTTCGTTCCGAGATGTAGAGACTTGGTGAAGGAAATCAAGCCACTGAAGTTCTCCTGGTGGGAACTTGAGGAGCCAACTTCGGTAGGAAGCATGATCGTAGTATCCATTAAGGGTCTGGTCTTCCTCATCAAGATTCTTAGTGTCACTGATGAGAGGATAAAAGATAATTGGTGGGGTTTTTGTACATCATTTATTCCCTGTGCCAAGAAGGAGAGAGTGGCCTTATATGGTTTTAGGCAGCTGGATGGTAGAGCTCTCAATGCAACAGATGATTTTGAAATTTGGATGAATGAAAAAGATCATTCGGTAAACCCAAGGGAAGAGAAACTTGAAGTTGAATTCAAAACGTTCTTTGAAACTGAGATTGAAGTTCCAGATTTAGTTAGACCGCTCTATGATATGATCCCACAGAGTCTGAAGAATGTAGTTAGCATTTATGCAAGTCAACGTAGAGCCATGGTTAATGATTCTGAAGAAAAATGGTTGAAGGCCGCTCTAGAATATAGGATTCCGGATGAGGATGAAGATGACCCATTTGCTGAGCCAACAGAACAGGAGGTTAGGTCCGCAATCTCAGTAGACCTTGAAACTGTAAGCGAGGAGGTTGAACGAGATGAGGATGGAGAATCTGATAAAGAACAAGAGCCAGATCAACCCAAGGAGAGGCCACAAGCAACTGGGAGGAGTGAACAACAAGAGGTTGAAAACCAGGAAGAAGTTGACGAAGAGAAAGAGGTTTCTAATCAGTCGACTCAATCTGAAGAACAGTCAAAACCAGAGGCAGATCAAGATCAACCAAACAAACTGCGAACAGACTTTATAGAGAAGTATAAACCAGACCAAGAATTTCTACGAACAGTAGAAACTGATGAGAACTTGATGTTGAGGTTGTTGAATTCGCTGTTTTGGTATGGAGTTTTTGCAAGTGGATACCAAGTTGGAAGAGCGGTTGGCAATAACTATACAGTTTATTTACCAACAGCCGGAAATGACCCAGAGGATTTGAGTCACATCTTAACTACAACGGATCCAAAGGATTGGGGAGAGGATTATGATGCGTTGCTTTCCAAAGCTATTAGTGTCAAAGGCCGAACGGAAGAGACCTCAGGAAAAGGGGATTTATGTGGTTTTGAAGCTTTAGCACTCCAGGTAGAAGGTCCTAGCGCTGAAGACTTGAGAGAAATGGTTCTGTCTACGGAGGTGGTAGATAAGAGTGAAATAACACATCAAGTCAAAGAGTATATGAGGTCTGTTTCTAAGAAATTAGTAGTCCATGTCTACTGTTTACTTTCAGTCATTTTGGGCCTGAATATCATAGTGTTCTCGGAAACAAATGAAACGTTCAGGACTCAAATTGCTTATATGATAGGCATCGACAGAGATACGTTGTTTGTCTCTCATAAAGGAGATCATTGGAGTTGGTTTGTCCCTCTCGACACCATAAACTTAGGTGTGTGTTTAATAGTCGACAGTGTAGAACACTTCAATTTGAAACTGGGAAGTTACATGAGAAAAAAGGAGTTGAATGATCTCATGGATTTTAATCTTAAAGCTGTGCAGAAGAAATATTCTCAAAGTGGGTCAGAGAAAACCATTAGGCTAACCCAAGAGTTTGATGCACAGAATATGGTTATGGTGGAATCGGCCAGAGATCTCAAGGGAAACAAGGGAAAGAGTTTGGTGCTTGGAAACATAGATGCTTCGTTGTATAAGTTATTGTTGGGGAAAACAGTAATGGTCCCGGGTTATAAGGGTCCAGACTTGTACCTGCCGCTCGCTGTGTTTAAGCAGGTTGTTCGTAATATCAATGATATTAAGGAGGAACAGCCTGAGAGTTGGGCTGAGTGCGAAGAAGAACAAACAACGAACGAGGTCTGGTTACCTGGTAATTTTGTAGAAACGAAAGATTCAATAGACCTCGGCACTTTCAGTTTCCATAACGGCAGACATTGCATAAAAACCATGGAAGGAACGAAACCCATGAAAAAACTGATTACGGGAGCAGATAGAATCATCACATCGCTTATAAAATGTTTTAACACTCAAAAGCTCGGGGCGGTCAAGGTTGAATGGACCTTAAAGTACAATAAAGCTTATGATGGAGAGGCCCAGAAAGCGGTTGAACTCAGTTTCAATGATGAATTGAACTTGATACAGCCTTATGTTGATTGTTATAGTATTTGGCTAGTTCCTAGAGATGCGCAATTACCATCCTGTTTTAAGTTTCTTGGAAGTAATACTACCTTTGAGTTTGAGGATTATTGCCCTTTGTTGAAAACAATCAAGCCCCATGCGTCAATAGAGAATCACAAGATAAGCTTAAAAGTGGAACCAATCTCAACTTCAGTTCTCAAGAAGTTCAAAGAGTTAGTTGCCAAGCACCTTGAGACTAATAAAATCGGAAACACGAGTGTTGAGGAGTTTGTAACGAAAACGAAGTTTTGTTACAACTTCAAGGACCAAGTGAAAAAGTACCTCGTCCTTAAAGCTACATCCATTTGTGTTTTGTATGACTCATGGATAAATGGAACTTTTTCTATGGAGAAAAATTGTGGCCTTGACAAGTTGGCACTTTTAGAGGCAGCCCTACAATCAGTAGTTTGTTGTATGACTAAAATCTTTACAATAACTCTGATAGGAGGGCCTGGGGGCACAGGCAAGAGCACCAAGATGAATGAGTTAGGCTACACATTGGTGAGCTTCACAAAGAGCGCAGCCGAAGACAATAGTGCCGTCACTTACCAAGCCGCTATGAGAGATGGAGTTATAAATCCTGCAATTGATGAAGGTGCGACTGCAAGCATCGAATATCTTTACCTTTTTTATCGAAGATATTGTTTTTGGAGCGCTTCATCCTTGCCAGTGATAAGTGATTTGCTGCAGTGTGTAGGGGGAGGAAATTATGAAGTTGGTTTATCTTGGTTGACGAGGGATAAACTTACGGACAACAAGGAAAGAATCCTATATCCCCTAGGTAAAGAGCTCCTCTCGATTAATATGTTACAGGAACAGCGTAGTATAATCAGCTATAGACAACGAGGACCTTTCGCTCAGTGTTTGTTTGATAAATTATACAACACTAATAAACTCTGGAAGTTACTCACAAATGACATGATTGACATCAAAGCTGCGAAACCAACGCGGGACCATCCAATGTTGTTAGTTCAACCATACATTTGTAGGAAAAACGACAATGAATTCTTACAAAGGTTTAATCCCGCTGCTGAAGTCCAAATATCAGATCAGAAAGTTTTTGCAAGTAACGAATTTGTTAAGAAAGGCATCGTTTTTCACACTTCACGTAGTAGTCAAGGATCAAATTTTGACTGCTTGGTTCACTATTCTGGTGAGAAACTCTCAGAAGAGTTTTCACTAGTTGGCCTAACGCGAGCTAGGTTTCACTTAACTGTGTTACCAGAGTTATATCAGCAACTAGGGTTTGGAAATTTAACTGATATAAAGGGCGAAAGGTTCTACCTGCCCGTCGGAAGGGAGGGAGTTAGCCCAGAGGAATCTAGAGCCTTGAGACAGAATACGGTCAATTTGAGGGTACTTAAGAGTGGTTATAAGCAGAAAAAACTTGAGGACCTTGCCGAGTTTGTAGTCCAAAATTTTAAAAATTTTCAATTTGTAGATCTCAGTCCTGGAAACAAGAGTTATTGGTCAAAGAAACTTGCTTCACTCGGAAAGCAAGCAATAATAGTTCACAGAAGTTCTTTCGACATTCCGATTCATGCAAAATGTCCAAGGAAGGGATGTAAGTTGCCAAGTCTCCCAGAGGTCAAGGGGGACAAGAAACTCGCCTTCATAGACATAAGAACAACCACTTTGCTCAAACAAAAGAGTGACGATTACGAGTTCGTCGAATTGTTTCACCTGGAAAAAATAGTCAACTTGTTGAATGAGAGGAATTTTGTAGTTTTATATAAAACTAGTAGCCCAAGACCAATAAATTCCTATTCGAGAGAAGTGTGTGTTCCCACGTGGGACGATTGTTATAAGAACTATGAGTGGTACTGGATTTCTGAAATAAAAGGAAAACCATTCAATCAGATGGGAAATCCTGTGCTGCAGAGTTCATGGGTAGGAACAGTTGAACCACCTAAAGGAGTTATGGTTTGTCCAGAGCCGGGAGATGGAGTAATCGAAGTTTGGTGTTCAGGAACTCAAACGTTTTTTGTGAGGGGTGAAAAGAAATATCTATCAGGCCAAGCATTAGCACTACAACCCTATTTTGAAGGTGATGCTTGTTATTCCTTGAGAGCTACAATTCATAGACATCAGAATTGTAGCAAAGATTGTTCTGAGGACGATAAGAGACTTTTTAGAAGCTTAGAACTAAAGGGAGTACAGAATATTATCCTCTTTGGATCAAAAGCGGAGAAACTACAAGCTGTAGACCAGAACGGAAACGAAGTAAAAGTGACATTGTCAGCCCAGAAGTGCTTTGAGTGGCAGGATGAAGATAGAAAGTTTTCAATTTTATCTTTAAAGCAACCGGATATCTGCGAAGAGATTTGTTCAGGTATGAGACTCCATAGGAATAATAGGAAGATATTAGCAAAGCAAGCTACAAAGATCTTAAAAAGAGCAAAGATGCTGCCTACTTCAGACCCGGATGAGAGAATTAGAGCAAAGTTCTCGAGTCCTGAAGAAGCAGACTTTAAATCAAAACATTTTCATTTGAACAAAGATGCCAAGCTCGTTCTGAATAGTTACAAGCCTGGGGTCGATGAGAGGATCATCCCTAAGGAGTTGAGTGTAGGTTATTTACCTCTTAGTGAGTACCCGATTGATCCAGGATCGACCATTAACACCTTTCTTAAGAGACATCTAATCCACAACGAGTCATCTGACGCAAACCACCAGTTTATAGCGAAGTTAATGGAAACCATTCTTAACAAGTGTTTCGACAGTGACCTCATGCCCAAACTGCCAAATCTCGACACTTATCTTAAAGGCGATTATCTCAATGCTCTCGCTGCTTACAGGGTTTCTCAGTTGATGAGAATAAAGGATGAGCCTTACAACTGGAAACACTTTATAACATATGGGGCTTTTGATAAGAACGAAGTTCTATTGAAAGATTTCGCAAGATATGTTTCAAATGCTCACGTAAAAACGAGTTACCATATATGTCCTATGGTTAAACCGATATTGGCCTATATAAAAGATTGGTGCCTTGAAAAATCAAAACAGGAACAATATTCTTTTATTTTCACTTCTGGAAGGACAATCGATGAAGTGGCAGAAGAGATGTTTAAAGCTCTGATCAATATCGATGGGGACTATACAAGTTTTGATGCATCATGTGTTTCGCGGGTCTTTGAGATATTTAAGGATGTTTTTGC